AAAAACAGAGGTGTATATTGTCAAGAAATAGAGACCGCGTTGGAAGCGCTAAGCAGCCCGACGCAAGTCCACCGCCACAGGTGTTGCAGAACGAAGGTGGGGGTTTCGCATTTGTAGTCCCCACAGAGTTTGTGGAATTGCCTTCTCAAGGGAAACACTATCCAGAAGGGCATCCCCTTCACGGAGAGTCGACCATCGAAGTCAAGCAGATGACGGCCAAAGAAGAGGACTTATTAACATCGAGAGCACTTCTTAAAAAGGGAATTGCTTTGGATCGTTTGATCAAAAGTATTATTGTAGATAAAAGCATTGATCCTAATACTTTATTAGTGGGTGATCGCAATGCAATCTTGGTGGCAGCGAGGGTTTCTGGTTACGGACCCATGTATCAAACTAAAGTAACTTGCCCAGCTTGTGCAGCGCCACAGGACTATGAATTCGATTTAAATAATGCCCTCGTTTATAATGGAGAAGGCTTGCGAGAGCATGATGCAACTCAGCAAGAGGACGGGACCTATCTAACGATGCTCCCTTCTACGAGAATAGAAGTAGGATTTCGTTTACTTAACGGCTTTGATGAACGAAATTTGTTGGAGCAGCTAGAAAATGCTCGCAAGAAAAGGCGAGAAGAAAACACGATCACACGACACCTTAAGCAAATTGTAGTGGCCGTTAACGGAGATACGGAGAGCGGCACTATTAATTATGTTGTCGATAATATGCCTTCGTTTGACGCGCGCCACCTGCGCTTAATGTATAAATTAGCAACCCCTAATGTGGATCTTACTCAGAACTTTGTGTGTAACGAATGTGATCATGAGCAAGAGATGGAGGTTCCGCTTACCGCGGACTTTTTTTGGCCTGACCGATGAATACATGGAGAACGTGTATGAGCAGTTCTTCTTTTTAAAATACGTGGGCGGCTGGTCGTTGGTGGAATCTTATAACTTACCTCTAGGTCTACGAAATTGGTTTGTGAAGAGGCTTGTAACGCAAGTTGAAAAAGAAAATGAAGCCATGGAGAAGGCATCGAAGGGGTCGGGAAGTAGTTCCCAAACCCTTAGCTCCCACAACCAACCAGCACTTCCTCCACAAATGATGGGGAGAAATAGTCAGGGCAGTCAATAGCCCTGTCTTTTTTCATAGTCAACTAATTATTGATAGCCCCCTAGGAGAGTATCTGTAATGGCCGAAAAGACTAGAATAGAGGAACTAACTCATGAGCAACAGGTAGCCGAAGCGAATGAACTTTTAAAACTTCAAGAAGAATACAAAAAGGCCGGAAAGGAACTAAACAAATTTGACTCCGAGCGCTTGCGACTCCTACAGGCAGGAAATAAAGAGTTACAACAATCAACTGACTTTGTTAGAACACAATTAGGACTACAAGAGAAATACGTACAGAAGCTGGAGGACCGCCTGAAGCTAGAAAAAGAAGGCTATGCACAAGACCAGATGCATATGGCACTGAGGCGCCAGGCCGCGGAGTTTGAGAAACAAAAATTGGCCGCATACCAACGTCTCATCGAGATGGGCGAAACGCTGACTGATAAAGAGCGCGATGCGTACGAGGATCTTAAGAAGCGCTCAAAAATAATCAACGCGAACGCTGCAGCTTATGCAAAAATAGAGACCGATAAACACGCGGCTGTTGGCTTAGAGGCGAAATTATTAGAGCAGACAAGCTATTGGGCCGCGGCCGTAGATCAAGGCGCCGCCGGACAGCTGTTACACAATAAATTGTTAGCAAAAGGGGATGCTCTGCTGAGCAAATTATGGGGACAAGCCAAAGATCTGGTTTTCGAATATGATAAGCTCACCAAAGAATTTGAAAAACAATTTCAATTGAATGAGGAGTATACTGATAGTATTCGGACATCATATAAAGAACTCAACGAATACGGAGTAAGTCTGGAAGAGGCTACAAAAGCTCAAGGAGCGTTGGTCAAAGGAGTAACGGATTATACTTTAATGGCCAAAGGACAGAGAGATATGCTCCTTGAAAATGCGGCCGTAGCAACTCAGCTGGGGGTTGGTATCGATGATTATGCGAAGGGAATCCAAAATTCTATGAAAATATTTGGACAGAGTGCCGCAGAAGCAGTCACTACCCAGAGCAAGTTGGCCGCGACGGCTCGCGCCCTAGGTCGAGATCAAGGAGAGTTTGCTGCAGCCTACGCCCAGTCGGCGAGCGCGCTTGCTAAATTTGGTGATCAAGGCGTCAAGGCCTTCGGCGATCTCCAACGCATAGCCAAGATTACTGGCATGGAGATGGAGAAGGTTTTACAATTAACGAACAAGTTCGACACTTTTGAAGATGCGGCCACAATGACCGGAAAGCTCAACGCGGCATTAGGCGGCAACTTCGTCAATGCGATGGACATGATGATGGAAACAGATCCGGCGGCCAGATTTGGAAACATCCGAGATGCCATCTTAGACTCTGGGTTAAGCTTTGATACTATGTCTTACTATCAGAAACAATTTTATACCGAGTCTCTCGGCCTAGGCGACGTAGGTGATTTGGCTCTCATGCTGTCGGGCAATATGGACATGCTGACGGACTCAACCAACCAAAGTGCAGAAAGCTTAATCGAACAGAAGAAAAGAGCTAAAGACGTCATGACGATGGAAGAGGCTTGGAATGCCATTTTGGCTGAGAATGTAGAATTTTTTGTTGACATCGCAGAACTGTTACAAGCCTTAGTAAGAGGACTATCAACATATGCAACCGAATTAAAAGTGTTGTTGCCCCTGTATGTAGCTTACAGAGCCTTAACGATGAGTATAGTAATAGCTCAAGGATTACAAATTATTGCTAACGCAGCTGTTGGTAAGAGTGGCAAGAAGGCCGCCGCCTCGGTGTGGCTCATGGTTGTGGCGCTCGGGCTCCTTGGCGCTGCTATGTTAATTGAATCTCCTTCTAAGCTGGTTCTGTACATGTTTGCTCTCGCGGCCGGCCTGCTGGCTGTCGGCGTAGCCGGCAAATTTGCCTCGCCAGGCCTCACCGCGCTCGGAGCATCGTTAGCCACCATAGCCGCTCCAGTAGCAGTAATGTCCTTGAGTATCGCGGCCGTAGCCGTTGGCATTGGTTTGATGGCAGCGGGATTTTCGCTTATGTTTGAGGCCATCGATCTCGAAAAAATGGTAGCTTTGGGCCTGTTGATGTGGGCCGGGGCCTCCATCGGCGTCGCAGGTTCCATAGGCATGGCAGCGTTCGGACTTTCACTGGGAGGAGTGGCCCTCGGATTAGGACTGATCAACGAAGAGAAGTTGAAAGCCATCTCTCAATTTGCGACGGCTATGGCCTCGTTGGAAACAAAGAAGATGGAGACTCTAGCGTCGTCTATTGAAAGAGTGGCCGATGCGATGGATCGGATTCCAGCAATGAAAGCAATTGCGATAGCTAGTACCATTAAAGCGGCAGCAACCCTGGAGACGGCGACAACAGGCGCCGCGGCTGGAGGAGCAGCCGCAGCAGCAGGAGCAGACAAATACAATATTACCATCAATGTCGAAATGGATGGAGATGTGGTGGGCCGCAAGGCAGTGACGGCGCTTGAAGGCGTAGTAGAAGCAGGCATACTAAACACGTAAGGAGGATAACAAATGGCGGACGAGACAGAAGTAGAAATTTTTAATTCACAAAAATATACAGACGATCCTAATGCGGAAGATCGTCCTTATATTAAGGCATCAGACGCATATGCAAACCATAAGAAGATGTATATTTCTTTTTTGCACATGCCAAGTCAGACAGCCGTTTTCTTTAAAGCGTTTATTACGACCTTTACCGAAACCTATAATTCCGACTGGGCTTCTGAAACTGTGTACGGGCGCGCCGATCCTATTTATCTTTTCAAGAACACGCAACGCAAAATTACTCTAGGCTTTAAAGTGCCCGCGGAGTCGGAGAGTGAAGCTTTCCAAAACCTAGGCAGAGTCCAAGACCTACTTCAATTTCTATATCCTAATTATACGGATGTCAACGCGGCACAAACAATATCTCAGTCCCCCATGGTGCGCTTGAAAGTAATGAATCTTTTACAAAACACTACAGCTTATGGGGGCGCCGTGGATACGCTCAGCGGCATTCGTTTTGAGGAGGCGACAGGCTATTTGGATTACGAATATTATGTGAAAAACAAATATCCCATGAACGCTAGCCCTGACATGGGAATGTTAGGAGTGATTGACAACATTACAGTAAATCATAATTTAGAGAGTAGCGACCACGGCGCATTTAACGAAGGCGCCGGGGTGATATTGCCTAAGCTTATCGAACTTAATGTATCGTTTTCTCCCATTCACGAGCATGCCCTGGGGTGGAAGGAAACCGGCGAGTTTAGTAATTCTGCATGGCCGTATGCTATCAATACATCTGAGCCGATTGAATCACCGGACGAAATTGTGTTCCAGCCTGCTACTGCGGAGCTTAACGCTCAACTAAATCCAGACAACGAAAGCTATCAAGATCCAGAAGCAGCAAAGACCGAACTAGAGGAGGATTACAATTCAGCTCAACAAGACACGAATCTTGCATCCGACGAGTGGACAGAACAATTAATTTCAGAATTTGACCTGTCGTAGTAATATTAATTATGGGAAGATATACTAAATCTAGAATTTTAACGAACGCTAGCGATTACTATAAACCGTTGCGCGAGGAGCGGGGACTTAAAGTAATGAAGCATTACGAGACGCCGATTTTAAAGAATCCTTCCGTCTCGGAAAGAGCCAACACTATTACGACCGCGTACGTATGGAAATATGGAGATCGCTTATATAAACTAGCCAATCAACATTATGGCGACACGCGTTACTGGTGGGTCATTGCGTGGTGGAATTCCGTTCCCTGCGAGTCTGAAATTAAAAACGGTAGCGTTATTTATATTCCAGTGAATTTAGAGAAAGCACTTAAAGCTTTGGGGATGACATAAAATGGCAATGGGATTAACGCCAGCTGCAGAGGCTGCGATGAAAAAGGCCCAAGAAGAAGCGGCCGCCAAACGCGAAGCTGAAGAGAAAGCGAATAAGCCGCCAGACAAGGCTGTGAATTATACTTATAGCGAGGGGTTGGCTTTAAACGCTTTTGTGGATTTATGGGTAAATGCGAAAGCCAAATATATAGAAATACACAAGACAAAGGAGGTAGCAGATAAATGGGCAACGTTAGAACATCCTGTATATGGCGCTCTACGGGGCGACATTGCGATGTATGAGGCCGATGTGGAGGATTATCCGGGGTATTTCGCCATGGAAACCATGCTGGGCAAAGACGAACCTTTTGAAGAACTAGGCAGCTGGATGAGTTATTTAGAACAAACCATTAACCCGCTTTTTTCCGAAGATGGTCTGAAAAAAGAAACAGATAATCTAATCCAAACTCTACAAGGTAGCGGCGCCTCGGCCGACGTAACCGCTTGGATAAATGATAATTTTTCCAAGACCCCCTTAGATCAATTGGAGGCCTATATTACTGCTAATGGGTTAACCGGCGCATTTGGCGGCGATGCCATCATATTGGCGTATCATACGGCTTGGGTGAAAGTGACAGGGGGAGGGAATCCACTTCCGAGCGGTTTTATGCCTTACCAGCCTGGATGGGGCTCTAAATATACCGATGGTACCAAGAACTCCGAAGCCGCAGCCGCCTTTACCGAACAACTCAATGATATGTTTACGATTGTGACTGTGGCTTACGGCGTCGGTTTAGCCAATTTGGCTCGACAAGATGAAGTTATTGATGCCATGGCCGCGAACGAAGAAAATTTTCTCCAGACCTGGGATATGTTAAATACGTACGTAGGGGCCCAGGAAGCTGAGTTGCCAGGGATCCGCGAAGCGCAAGAGCGCGCCGCAAAGTCCGCGATGGAAGCGGTGATTGGGCGCGCCGAAGTGCGGTTTCAAGAACAGTGTTTCCTTTTATCCCAGGTGTATAATCTTGCCGGAGAAAAAAGAAGCAAAGAGAGAATTGCGTCTTCGACGGATATAAGTGCTGCCAATACACCCTGGCTTAAACCGTTGCCATATTATGGAGCGAGCGGAAATGCCTCGGTGTTAGCATCGGGAAACCCTTATGGGTTTATAAACAGACTTACACAACATCCTCATCAGAACAAATTTTTTGATATGACGACGGCCGAGATTTCCAGCCTTCAGCCTATGATTCGTTTATTTAAAGTATTCGAAAACGAAGAAGATCAGCAGGAATACCAACATGAGTTTAACTTTGATTCTCATGCATCGGCCGCTGATGTGGAGAGCCTCACAGAGAGCCGAGATAAACGAGGCTTTGGAGTGGGCATCCAAAACTTTTCTTTCACCTATGATGGAAACAACCCTTTTGCTGCCAAGAAGAGCATCAAAGCGCAAGTTACTATTTTTGCTAGCAGTTTTGATGAATTATTAAAAGAACGCGCGGTGTCTTATTTGACTAACGAAACCCCTCCGAAGTCGCGCTCGCGTACCTATCGATATGCTGATTTGGCGTTGAAAACTTGGATGGGGAAACATGCATATGCCAAGGAAGAGAATGTGGTGGATATTCCTGAATGTCGATTGAGCGTCCCTATTGAAGATGACGCTAATAGTAAATTAAACTTTCGTCTTAAAGCAATTGTAGGGTATGCGCGCCCGCTCGACAGCACTTGGTTTAATAATAAAAGCCAAGCGGAACGCACTCAATTGCTGGATGCGATTGGGCAATCTTATGTTACTTTAAATTTGACACCCACCACTCACGATTTTAAAATTGATGACATGGGACGTGTTACTTTTAATATCAACTATTTGGCTTATGTGGAAGACTTTTACGATCAGCCCCAGTTCGATATCTTTTATGATGAAGAAGTGGCCATGAGAATAATGGGAAGAAAATATGAATATGAGGCCCTATCCGAACTATGCAAGGCGGATGAAATCGCTACATGGAAAGAGGGTCTCGCCACCAGCGGAGTTATTCGCAAAGATAAATTTGAAAACATGCAGTCATTGATGAGCAGATTACAAGCAAAAAAGAAAATTCGATATATTAACATGACTTTTGCTGAAATAGTTTCCTTCAATGCAAAGGGGCCCTTCTTTCAAAAGGAGGGATCGGTGGAGATAACCGATTCTCCTAGCAATGAGGGCGCTCTGCAGAGCGCGCTATTAGCCGAATATACCCACGCTTGGGATCAAGGAGATGAAGGAGGAAAAGCTGACGAAGACTTGAGCAGCGCTTTGGCTTTATCATTACAAGCTACTAATCCGACGCAAGAGAACTTAGGGTTCTTTTATGTTAGTGATTTGGTGGATGTAATTTTAGAAGGGATCGAAGCACGATTAAAAACGTTTTCTCAACCAGAAATTTATGATCAAGCTCCGTTGGATACGATAGATGGCGACGCAAAGAGCGAAGAAATTCAATCACATCGACAATTTTATGAACAATACAAAAAGTTTAGAGTGGTGTTAGGCCCGGTAGAAATTATGAATCCCATCAACAATTCGTCGATGAGTACTGTAAACTTTGGGGACGTTCCTATTTCCACTAAATATTTCTTAGAGTGGTTAAGTGAAGAGATGCTCAAGCGAGAGCAGACACAATATAATTTAAGCAAATTTTTAAATGATTTGCTTAATACTTTAGTTCGAAATTTTTTAAATAACGATAGTTGCTTTGCGGCGTTTTCCACCAAGCAAAAAGTGCGTGTGACGCAGGCTGCTATTACATCTTATAAAGACGATCCTCGATACAAGTGGGATGAGATTACCAAATTTATTGTTAGCCATAAATGGAATTCGGTACTCAATATTTCCGATGCTAATGTGCCGACGCCACTGCTTAATGTTTCAGGCCCCCTCAACGCGCCTGGGGGAGACGCCGGAATTCAGAACGAAATGAATTATATGGTTTATTTTGCTGGGCGTACACAACCATTAGAATTAATGCAGGGCAATCGAGAGCAAGATGTGGCGGCAGGAATTTTTCATTACATGATAGGTCGTCCCAAAGGCATCATTAAAACTATTAGTTTGACGAAAACAGATGCTAAGTATTTAAAAGAGGTGAGGTTTCAACAAGAAGGGTTTGATGGCTTGCAGCAATTACGCGAAGTTTATGACGTCAATATCGACTGTTATGCCAACCCCAAGACGTTTCCTGGCACCTATATTTTTGTAGATCCTCGCGGGTTTGCACCGAACACCCTGGCTTATGATAGCGACAACGTTAAATTTGATTTGACTAGATACGGGATCGGAGGGTATTGCATGATTATTCGGTCAGAACATAATTTTGGACCAGGCAAAGCCGAGACAAAGGTGACGGCCAAGTGGGTTGCGGAAATTGCCGGAGAGGAAGAAAATAAGGAATGTGAAGATGCCAAAGCTAAAAATCGTGATACCGGCGACAACAGTAAATCCAAATGTCCTGCTTACGTGACGGAGACAGCCCAAGAAGAAAAGTCCGGCGCCGAAGCCTTGGGCGAAAAGATTACAAGCGCATTAGATAGCGTAGGGACGACTCTCGACAGCTGGACTGGAGGGCTATAGAACATGGGGATTTATTATGCAGAATCCAATCAAGAAACAAGCAAAGAACTTTTTAATAAGCGCTCCATTTACAACGGAGAATTAGCTGGAACGTCGCGCGACTACGCAAACTTAGTAGATTTTAATTTTGCGGAAAAATTGTTGTACGGAAGAGTAAATAGATTGTTCGTCCCTATAGTTTTAGGTACTATTCCGTTGCGGCCCTTTAATAAAAACGCATCCGCGGCCAAAAATTTAAGTGCCGCTAATTTCGTGGTAGATGCATTTAATGACTTGGCTCAGCAATTCAAAAAATGCGCAGCAGCAGGACAAATCACTTCCGATGATCGCTACTTGAGCAACCTTTTGGTATACAAGGCATATGAAGATCCCGATTATCTTTACAACCAATACCTTACGACTTACTATGATACATTGGCCATCGAGTTTCAGCGTCGAAACATACGCGTCAAGAATTTTGATGAATTCTTGATGGAGCTAGAAACATTAATCGAGGCCGCGGCCAGCCGCTTTCCATTTACGCTGCCGGCTTATATTAAAAGCCATTTGTGTCCGATGACTTGTTCAGGGTTGGCTGTTGAAATTGCTGACTTAGAATATGCCAATGACGAAGAGAAGGTAAATCAATTCATCAACAGCCCCAATTGGGAATTTTATTTAAACGCCTGCCGGTCGTATGGATTTATGGTAGATCGTAATATCCCCTGGCGACTAGTCGCTGACATTGGATCCTCAGAAATGATTCAGTATGCGACTAAGCGAGGCTATGTCAGCACCAGTACGATTCTCAGCGTAGGCTACACCAAAGCTCATTCCTTGTATTACAGAAAATTTAAATTCTTGCTCTTAAACTTGTATAATAAAGTCAAGCTACCTAATTTTTTGGTAACTGAAGACTGCGGAGGGAGAATGCAATCGCATGTGGTGGTGCCTCAAAGCTATACACCCGCCCAGATAAATAATAACTTTTCTGATGTTCAATTTTTAAAGTTGTACTTTAAGATTCGCTTTTGGGAGGAGGAGTCTCAATTTGCACCCTTCGAACAGGAAATCTTAAGTGATGACACTATAGAAATATATCATCATACTGACGTCAACACGGCGCTCGGAGTTTTCGAAAGAATTCTCAATAAAACATTTGACTATCGCGGCTCTTTGAGTTATATTAGAGAGTACCTAGCAAAGAATGCGCAGGGTACCCCCTCGACTACGACGGGCGTAGGCTATTAAAAAGGAATAGATGTGATATTTCAAACGTTAGATGATAAAACAGAGTGCGTAGGAGTGTATGCGGATGGGCAATTATATTTTGAGAATTGGCCTGAGGATCTTACGCAGACATGGTCACACACAGGTTTTTTAGGTGACAGTGATGTGGAATATGCTGCTCTATATTGTGAGGGGGCTCCTTTAGAGAGAGTTGCGCCGGCGTCTTTGAAAGAGCCGTTGGCAGCTGCCCAGCGCAAACTAAAAGCATATGCTCAATCGTTTCGCATTGCCAAAATTAATTTGAGGGACCATTGCATATTCGACTTGGTGCCGGCAGACTTTTTGAAACAGTTTTGCGAGATTAAAAACCAAATCACCGAACACGTTCTCGCCACGTACGACAAGCCACCATGTTATGAGCACTTACGAGACGCATCGCGCCTATTGTACAAAATTAAATTTCAGACTCTTGAGCTTAACCCGGCTAACTGTAAAGAATTGTTTTATAGTACTCCATCGAGAGCCATGGCTCAAAAACTTTTAGAGGGCGCTCACTATATTAACTATAATTTATTTGGAACCGTGACAGGAAGGCTTACAACCTTTCCGGAATCGTTTCCCGTCCTGACCTCTCAACGGGGATTCCGGCAACTCATAAAGCCCCGCAATGATTGGTTTTTATCTTTAGATTATAATGGCGCCGAGGTGAGAACCTTAATGGCGTTGTCACAACAAGCGCAACCTACGCAAGATATTCACGAGTGGAATGTTAAAAACATTTTTGATGGAAGTGTAACTCGGGAAGAGGCCAAGACACTCTTGTTTAGTTGGCTGTACAATCCCGATTCAGACGCAATTGAAACCGCAGCTTATGACCGCGAACGCGTGTTGGAAGAGTGGTATGATCAAGATTATATCTTGACACCCTTTGGTCGCAGAATCAAGGTGGAAAAGCGAAAGGCGCTCAACTATTTAATTCAGAGCACGACTGCTGACTTGGTGATCGAGCGCGCCGTGGTCGTAGACAAGATGTTAGAAGGTAAGAAGTCTTTTGTATCGCATATTGTTCACGATGAATTAGTAATTGATATGGCTGACGAAGACAGAGAAATGATCCCCCAGATAAGGGATACCTTTGCGGATAATCGCATCGGCAACTATCTTGTTAATTTGCGCGCCGGCAAAAATTATTTGGATTTAAAAGACTTAAGCTTATGATTTCTATAATTGGTATCGGCAACGGCGCCTCTGCCGTCGCAGAAAAATTTAGTAAAACTCCTCAATATAATGTTTATATGTTGAATGATAAAGTAAGTCGTACGTCTAAGTATAAATTCAAATTAAAACGTTTTGAAGAACCGGAAGAGTATGAAGAAAACCCACCGGATCTCACCAAGTTTTTTTCTACCGTCGATGACCACGTTCAAGTCTTTATAGTGGGCTCATCCTATAGTTCGAATTATTCCCTCACAGTGTTAGAGCAGCTAAAGGGGAAAAAGATTGATATATTCTATATTAAACCAGATATTACGTTGTTGACTGGAATTCCTAAACTGATGGAGAATGTAGCCTATGGAGTCTTACAAGAGTATACACGTTCAGGGGTTTTTAATTCTATTACCTTGTTGTCCAATATGAACATCGAAGATGCGTTGGGAGAGGTGCCCATTAAGAGCTACTTTGATCGCCTCAATTCTTCCATCTTCTCTACTGCTCACTACTTAAATTATTTTGCCCACACCGAACCAGAAGTGGGAGTGATGGCCCGGCCTGCCGAGATTAATCGCATCCGCAGTGTGGCCATGCTGAACATGAAAAATTTAGAAGAAAAATGGCTTTTTGACCTTGACACTCCTCGCGACTTATGTTATTATTTATGTATAAACAATGAAAGGTTGGCGAAGGAGGGCACCTTGCACAAGCATATTGTAGATCAGCTTAAGGAGAAGCCACGGAATGCCTTCCGTAAAATTTCGTATGCCATATACGAAACTGAACATTTAGACTTTGGGTTCTGCGTTGCCCATACTAACGTAGTACAAGAAAACTCTTGACATGCTACGTCGAGAGTGGTATAGTATAAGACAGTAAGGGACGCTTATTGTCACCCATACATAAGGAGATATAACATGGGAATTGATATGGAGCTGATGCGCCGCAAGCTCAAACAACTACGCGGCGAATATGATGCAAACGGAAATGGAAACTCCGTTTGGTTTAGACCGGAGGACGGAGATACGGACATTCGTATTATCCCGACGTCGGATGGTGATCCACTAAAGGAAATGTTCTTCCACTATAATGTGGGTGAGCACCGCGGAGGCATTCTATGTCCGAAGCGAAACTATGGTGAGCATTGCCCAATTTGTGAATTCGCTTCTGCGCTATGGCGCGAAGGAAGCGACAACAACGATGAGGAAAGTAAGAAGCTTGCAAAGTCACTCTTTGTACGCCAACGGTACTTTTCGCCTGTCGTTGTACGGGGTCGAGAAGAGGAGGGCATTAAGGTATATGGATACGGAAAGACTGCCTACGAATTGTTGCTTGGATATATCCTCGATCCCGAGTATGGTGATGTCACTGACATACAAGAGGGAACCGATATCACACTAACATACACTAAGCCCACTAAACCCGGTGCTTACCCTCAAACAAGCCTAAAGATGCGTCGTAATACTTCGCCGTTGCTTGAGGACAAGGATGCGATCCCCGCCCTCCTTGATCGTATGCCTGATTTTGAGTCTCTCTTTGAGCGACTCAGCCCCGAGCAGGTCAACGCAATTCTCGATGAACAACTGTCCAGCGATAAATCTGCTGAAGGTCGTTCTTCTGAGACTGCCAGATACGGCGCCGGTCCTAAGAGTGATGTTGATCGCGCCTTTGATGAATTGATGTCTGGTTAATGGCTTGTCCCGCAGGGAGGCACGGGGAACAGGTGCCTCACGTTTTTTTAAGGAGAAGAGAAAATGGCAAAAAAGATGCCAGTGGAACGTCTGATAGCAGCCTCAGCAATCCGGGCCGGATTAAACTATAATGAGGTAAACAATTTGTTGGCGGCCGCAGGTTTTGGGTG